AACTCTACTAGACTAAAGGAAACGGTATCGCTAGCCATGGAAAGATCCACGGTCGCGAGGGAACCGTCTATGCTACCCAAGCGGGCGGCATTTTGGTTATTCCTCTGATCGTTCAAATCAACTCCAACCGACTTAAGTTTCCGACGAATCACGCTCCCGATCCCTTTTTGAATGTAAACATTCATACAGGGCTCTTTCGCAATGGTTCTATCGGTCTTAAAATTCTTAGGAACGGTAATAACGCTGTTCCCTGGAATCACTGTTACCAGATCATCTGGGGTCCCTCCTCGAGAGAGGACGTTATGTTTCCACAACGAGTTCATGCGAATAGCGCACGAAGCTAGGGCAGCGTTGCCTGAGGTGCTTTCTGGTTTACCAGAATATTTATGGGCAGCATAGCTCTCGGAACGGCGTAGGCGGGTTGTACCACCTGGGCCGTGACCGAAGAATTTCGCACACTCATCCCAAGAGAACGTCCCCAAGAGTTCCCATATACGCCTCCTAACACAAACCCAAAAAGGGTCGTATTTGAAGGTTTTAGGTACTATCTGGTTAGTCTCAAGACACAAGCGTTCGGCCTCGTGGAATCGCTTCCACGTAGTCTCCTCTTTTATTGGCGACGGTTTCCCGTCATCGTATTTTGAGAAGACCTCCCTCAGCAAGAGGGACCCTCGCGCAGCCTCTAAACTAGAAAAGTCTAAAGGAGTTTCACGACCAAGAACGCCGACAGGAGAAATTCCTGTGACGGTGGCGAGTAGCGAGAGAAATCTCTCATTGCTGAAACCGATACCAGCACCGATGTCGCGTTTACGCGTCATATAGATACCTCTTAAGGTAGGTGTTGAACTCAAGCCAAGGGCTAGAAGCCCAGGAGGTTAATCGCTTTGCCCCAAAGGCTAGGCTGGTGGATCAAAAGGAGGAGTATAGAAAACCTCCAAACCCAAACCAGCCAGTCCTCGGGAGTTTTACGACGCCGGTCCATGACCAGCTAGTAAACAGGCTCGAGGTTTTCCACGGAAGTACGAATCGTGGCATGTGACAGTGTGTTAATCACATACGTCAGATTGTCATCCCGTTCTTGGGTAGTGCTGTCCGGTGCCATGTTGAACACGACGTTGGCAGAACTGAAACGAACCACAGTGTCAACTCCGTTGACTGTGGCCACGACAGGGAAGAAGAACCCCAGCGTGATCTTGTATGCCGTACGATTACCCGATGGTTCGAGGACTTCTTCAGTGATAGTCCGAAAACCAGAAGGGATCGACGGGGATCGGTCAGCCCACTTCGCAAGAGACCCGTCAGTCGTGACGGGGGCAAACGTGTGAGCTACCGGAGTGGCGGCGCCATCATTGATGACGAGTGCTGCAATCGCTGGCATATTAAATGCTCCGAAATAAGAGAGGTTGAGAAACTACTTACGACCAAAGGCAGTCGCCAAAAGCGAAAGCCCATTAGCCATGTGCTCTAAGGACCTAGGGTCTTTAAACCCCGGGAATCGAGGGAAGGGTACCGAGGCGGAAGCCTCGCGATCCAACCGGACGATCTTCTTGGACTCAAAATATGAGTTATCGAGATAGAAACCGCTTCCGGTGTCTTTCCGACCCAAACCTTTACCCTCCCAGCTCACCTTAGTGAGGAGTGAGTTAGAGTAACTGAATGAGTCATACCCAAGGAGGGCATCGATACCTTCGAGATAGCTGCCAACTGGGATAAACCAGTCGACAACAAAACTAAAAGGCACAAGCTCCCACCCGATAAGTAACGGGTTGAAGATTCCCAAAGAGGCCAATGAGATGAGAGCCTCATTACGTGGTATAGCGTCAATGCGACAAAACGCACTATTCTCTACCACTGCTGTCCCGCGTCCGTAATCGAAGAAGCTACTGTAGTCTTTCGACACAGTCTTCGTGGACTTCGCGCGACCCTTTGCCGTGACACTCCAGTCACTGCCTGAACGCTTACTTAAGGCGTCACAAGCTCCGTAAACATCGGATAACAAAGGCTTCCAACCATACTGGAGCTCAAGCCATCGCTGAGGCGCATTTCCTCCCCGCGGCTCATCACGAGCCGAAGAAATTCCAAGCGCGTTCATTGCGTTACGGGTCTGACCCCGACGCAAGAACCGATAGGCCTTAGCCAGATTGGTTGCCGTATCTCCTACGAGCCGAGCGGTAGCATTCCGCTCAGCAAAAGCAACCCCGAGGTTGATATCAGTAGACTTGAGGGCATTTCTAGCCTTAATCAGCGCTGAGTTCTTCAGGCTGTTGTCTACTGCATCGCTCTCAGTAATCACCTCGTCGAAGTGATCAGGTGACCAAAATCGGCCGCCAGAACCACTACCGCCGCCAACTACGCCAGTGAATCGCTGCCCGAAGTCCGGAAAGGACGGATGGGCATTAACGCACTGACCCTTGGCGTAAGAGATTGACCTGTAAAGGAGAAAGTAAGGAGTCGCAGGGATAAAACCCTTCGGCTTCCTCCGCGAGACACCCGTTGTAGACTCCGAATCTTGGCGGCTGGGAACCACTGTATCCGACGGGTATAAACCCCCGCCGGTAGTATAGTGGCAATTCCCGGCGTAAACCAAGTTAAACGGAGGTCGGGCCATCACGGTCTCCTTAGAATGACAGGTCACAAGACGTTTAGGAGCCCTAAAGCTCCTCTGGTGAGAACAACTCTGGAAAGCAGAGCTCATTCAAGCAGCGAAAATCATACGGGAAGACCTC